GGCCGGAGCCACCGCCGCCGCCTGCGCCGATGACGGTGACGCGGGCGATGGACTTGCCGGTGGGGCGGGTCCAGGTGGCTGATGCGGTGTAGGTGGACACCGACACCGACGGGATGGTGAGGGTGGCGACTGCGCTGAGTACCAGCGGGTCGTCGATGGTGCCGGAGCCGGTGAGGGTGAGGTCCACTGAACCTGAGTCGGCGACCGCGATGTTGGGGGCGACCAGTGAGGTGATGACGTAGGGGTTGGTGCGGGAGCCGTCACCGGTGACGAGGATGCTGTCGCTGCCGTTGATCTGGCAGGAGCAGTTCTGGCTGGCGCAACCACATCTGGTCATGTTGTACCTCTCGGGTTCTCACCGTCGTGGCTCCGGCCTGGATCGGCGATCCGGCTGGCCGTCGTACTGGGCTCAGCGTAGGTCACTCTGCGGTCCATGCTGTGAAGGCTCGCGTCGACCCGTAGGTGGAGGTGAATCCACGGATCATCGCCGAGCCACCCACGTCGGCGCCGTAGCGCTGGACACGCTGGATGCCGCTGCCGGTGTCGTCGGCCAGTGACCATCCGATCCAGGCGTGGGCGCTGTCGGGGGTGTTGGCTGCGCCGGGCTGGGAGTAGAACATGCCGTTGAAGCCGGTGACGTCGTCGTTCCAGTCGGCCACAGGGACTGCTGTGGGGCCGATCCCTGGGCCTAGCAGGGCCGCAGCGGTGCGGGGGGCCGGGCGGCGCTCCTGCGCACCTGTACGGCGCTCTGAGTCCCGCATCCAGTCCTGGAAGGTGCTGACGGGTCGACCGGTTCCACTCATGCCGTGTCCAGTTCTGCGGTGTCGTCGGCGTCAGGGTCGGCGCCGCCGTTGGGGGCTGGGCTCATGGTGACGGTGACTCGCTCGTCGCCTTCGGCTTCGACGACCTGGACCTGGTCTAGCTTCTGCCACTGTGCCAGTTCTACGACGGTGCCGGAGGCGCGCAGCGGCAGCCACACGCCGGGCACCAGTTGGTTGATTCCGACGGGCACGTCAGGCATGAGCTGTGAGTTGTCGGGGATACGGACGATGTACGGCGCCGGGTATCGTGAGGCAATACCGCGTCGGGCCTGTTCGGTCAGGACCGCCACCACCGACTGCTGCTGTGCTGCGGTGAGTACCTCCCCGGAGCCTGCCGCGTCCTCACCGAACGACGACACCAGGATCTCTACGCCACGGTAGGGGGAGTCCGGCTGGGCGGCCACACCGTACAGTCCCGCGTTGTTGGTCACCGCGTACAGGTCGGACAGCAGCATCCCGTATTCGGTGATCTTGGGGGCGGCGGAGAAGAACTCGGGACGGAACTCCGGCAGCCGTCCGACGGGACGGTGGGTGTCGTTGAGGATGATGCGCCGACCGATGACCGAGTAGTCCAGGCCAGCGTTCTGCGCCATGTCGTCGACCTCCTCCCAGGCGGTCTTGCCGAAGTCGGGCACCGACCGGGACTGGCGGGCGTCGTCGGGGTAGTCCAGGGATGTCAGGTAGGGCAGCACGTTGGGGTCGTCGCGGACCAGGGCGTTGGCGATGATGAGCCGGGCGCGCTGCACCGCCGACAGCAGTCCCTCTTCGACACCGTTGACCACATGGTAGGCGTCGTTGTAGCCCTGCATCATGATCCGCCGGTACACGTAGCCCATCACGTCTTTGCATTCGATGGTGAACCCGGCCTCGTCGTCTTCGATCAGCGTGATCGGCCCCTCCATGACTCGGACCCCGTCGCGGTACACCACCAGTTCGTGCATCCAGGTGTGGAGGCTGGCCAGCAGTCGCCCGCAGTCCGAGCCGAACCCGTTGGTGGTGATGGTGGCGCCGCCCAGGTCGTCGCGCTGCCGGGTCCACTGCACCTGGGTGAGGGGTGTGATCTCGCCACGCAGCACCTTCCCGCCTCGGTCGTAGACGAAGACCCGGTGGGTTCCGCAGCCGAGCTTCTCGAACGGGGCGGCGTCGTCGACCACGCTCACCCCGGACAGGGCGCCGATCCCGGCGTGGGTCCAGAACGTCGCAGAGTCACACCAGTCCGACGGCCCGGTTCCGCCGACCCGGTAGGTCCGCATCTGCCATTCGTAGTGGAATCCCGGCTGGAACGTGGACGGCGGGACCTGCCAGGTCTGGTCGCCACCAGGGACTGTGGTGTCGCCGAGGACGACCACCCATTCGTCGCTGCCCACGACCCGGAACTGGTAGTCGGCCTGCTGTTGGGTCGCTCCGGCGTTGGGGTCACGGAACTTCCACTTCAGCACGGTCTCTTCGGTGGCATCCACAGCCTCACCCTTGACCGGCGAGGTGGGCACCGGTGGGGAGGTGACGTCTTGGGCGTAGAAGGAGCGGGCGGTAGCCCACGGACCCCACGCCTTCTGCTGGTCGCGGGTGCGGACCGTCCACTCGTAGTAGGTGTTGCCCTTGAAGACGCCAGGGTCGACGACATAGTTGTCGAACGACGTGATCTGCCTGGTGGTCCGCCATGGGCCGGGGCCGTCGGAGTCGCGGACTGCGCGCCACCGGATCTCGAACCCGCTCTGGCCGTCGTTGGGGTCGGGGTCGCTGTGCGCCCAGTCGAACACGGTGGCGTCGGTGGACAGCACCAGGGCGTTGTCGGAGGGGGATTGCAGGGTCGGAGGGTTCGGGTTCCGGTTCGTCCAGAAGTCGATGCTGTTGTAGTTTTGGCTGACCAAACCCTGCTTGTCGACGGCGTGGATGCGCGCGTAGTAGTGGGTGTTGGTGGACAGGCCGGTGAGGGCGACCGTGGCGCGCTTGCCGTAGTCGACCAGGTCGGAGCGAACCACGGAGTGGTGGTTGAAGTTCTTCGACGCCGAGTAGCGCACCAGCATCCGAGCCCGGTCGTGCCGCTGTGACGTGGAGTTCGGGTCCCGCACGATAGCCGAGACGGTGACCCGGCCTGTGGACTTGGTGCCCAACCCAGGCGACTCGGGCTTGCCGTTGATCTTGACGTCCGACGGCGACGAGGGCGGCTGGTTCGCTGGTGGCGGACCGATCCAGGAGATGGTGATGGAGCCGTCACCGGTCGACGCCCCACCCTGGGTGGCGGAGACACCGGTGAACAGTCCACCGGTGTAGCTGGACCCTCCACCACCACCACCGCCGGGGGTGTGGCCGATCAGCCCAGCCATGCCGCCCCCGCCGGAACGGTAGCCGCCACCGCCACCGCCACCGCCGTGGGTGGGCTGGGTGGTCAGGGTGCCGCCGCGTCCACCACGGGCGACAGCAGAGTCCGATGCGTCGTTGCCTGCCAGGCCCGACCCGCCGGAGGACGACCCACCCTTGCCGCCCTGGGTCTGTGTGCCGCCGGTGGCGTTGCCTGCGGTCCCTGATCCGGCGGTTCCCTGGAAGCCGTGTTCACCGGTGGTGCCGCCGCCGTCGCCGCCTGAACCGGAGTCCCCGGACTTTCCGCCTGCGCCGCCAGCGACCGCCTTGATGGTCCCGGTGGTGGAGTTCAGGCGGATCGCCGAGCAGCCTCCGCCGCCCCAGCCGCCGTTGTTGCCGGTCGACCCGTCGCCGCCTGCACCGCCCATTCCCGCCGAGGTGGACCCGCCGTTCCTCCCTGAGGCGTGGTCGCCTGCTGCGCCGACCAGCAGGTACAGGGTGTCGGTGTCCTTGACTTTGATCTGCCCTTGGACGCGGCCACCTTGGGCTGGTGCGGAGCCGCCGCCTCGCAGGTCGACGGTGACCCGGTCGACGCCCTTCGGGACGTTGAACCGCTGCCAGCCCGAGCCGGGGCTGAAGGTCAGGCTGGGCATCAGGCTGCCCGGTTGAACAGGGACAGGTCGAAGACGGGCGCAGCCTGTGTCTTGGGCAGGTCGAGGGTGACGACGTAGCCGAGCCCACAGGTCAGGATGGGCCAGTCGAACGGGGTGCCGTCGGTGGAGAACACTACGGCGTCGGCGCGGCGGCGGCGCTGGCTTGCGTCCACTGCGTACACCTCGCGGGCGGCAGCATCGAAGATCAGGGTCGAGCCTTGCGGGACGTAGGACACGACGATGTCACCGCAGTAGGAGCAGGGGTCGCTGGAGATGTCGCCGTTGCCGTCGACGTCTGCGTAGAACCGCAGCCGCAGGTCGCGCACGTCGGCGTCGCGGGCGTGGACGGCGAACTTGGGCACCACCTCACCCCACAGTGGGATGAACGAGGAGGGAATGGTGAT